GCATACAGCAAATCTTTAGTTGCTGCTTCTTTATATGTTGATTATATCTTCCTTGATGCTGATGAACGTAGAAGAATCGCTCAAAACCCTCATGAATACTTAATTACACAACTTCAATTTACTGGTGATGAATCAATTGGTTCTTCTTCCAACAAAATTAAATTGAATTTTAATCATCCCGTAAAAGAACTTATATGGGTTGTTCAACCTGATAGAAATGTTGATTATTGTGGTTCATTAGCTAAGGCTACTGGTACTGCTGATAAAGTATTAGATTCTTATGAAGCTAAAGGTGCTCAACCTTTTAATTATACTGATCAATTAGATGGTCTTTTAAATGACATGACTGTCTTTGGTGCCCAAAATGTAGCTAATGGTTTCATTACAGACGAAGGTGAAATGGTTGCTCGTAGCATGAGTGATCCCAATACCGCTGTTGCTACTGCAAACTTAGCTGAGGTTGGTTCCGCAACATCATATGTTCTTGGAGAAACATCTCTTGATATGCATTGTTGGGGTTTAAATCCTGTTGTAACTGCCAAACTTCAACTTAATGGTCAAGACCGTTTCTCTGAACGTGAAGGTTCTTATTTTGCTTGGGTTCAACCTTACCAATCTCATACTAGATGCCCTGATGAAGGTATTAATGTATATTCTTTCGCTATTCGCCCTGAAGAACATCAACCTTCTGGAACATGTAATTTCTCTCGTATTGATAATGCTACACTTCAACTTGTTGTTTCTAACGCCGCCATTGGTGGTGACAAAACAGCCAAAGTTCGTGTGTATGCCACAAATTACAATGTACTAAGAATTGTTTCTGGTATGGGTGGTCTTGCTTACTCCAATTAAGCATTCATATAATTTTTACATAATTCATAACATATTTTTAATAAATAATAATTTATATATTATTATTTATCTTTTGAGAGCAATATAATAACAAAAAAAATAGGCATTTTTTATTTTTATTTTTATTTTTTTATAAGCCTTGTATTTTTTTATTTTTTATTGTATATTGTATATTGTATATTGTATATTGTATATTGTATATTGTATATTGTATATTATCTAATCATAACTGAATAACAAATTCATATTTGTTACTTCAGGTTTATTTTGTTGAAATGAGAATAACTTATTAATATCTTCATCACACCGAAATCTAATAGTATATTGCTGATTATTACTATTACGTCCAATTCTACCAATTGCCTGGATTATTTTTTCCTGACTTAAATCCATATCTTTACTTATATATCCATGACAGAATTGATAATTTGTTCCATATATATAATCACTTGATGCAATTATTAAATATAATTTTTGTTTATCTGCTAATTGTTTCATTATTTCAGTGTATAATTTATTTTTATGATTCATAAATACTCCAATCCCCATTAATAATAATATTTTTAAACTATCATCAATATCATTTAATGACATAATACGAATAACATCATCATCATCAATATCACAAGTAAAACATTTATTATTTTGGACAATATTATTATTATTACACCACTTAGTCAAATGTGCTGGTGTATTAGGTTTAAATGTATCATTTAATGATGCGGTTTTTATCATATTGGCTAAACCATTTAATGTTTTTTGTATTTCAACAGTATTTTCATCACTTTTTATACCTGAAACAGTATTAGTTGAATTTCTACTACCCTTACTATTTGATTTTGCATCACCGCCTTTTTTTGGTATTTTAGCCGATGATTGTGTATCTAATGCATTTTCTGCATCTTCCAGATTCTTTTCATATTTTTGTATTTGAATATTTATTTTATTATTATAATCAATTTTACTAATAATATTTGATATTACAGAAACGGGTATATCAGTTTGTTTAATATACAAATTTGCAATACCAAGAACATTATTAGTTAAAAATATAGTAGGGCCATCTGTTAAAGTATGAGCATCGCGCGTTGTTATTAATATTGGATCGTACTTTTGTTCCTCGGCAACACTCATTGGGCAATTATCATATGACGCATTTAATATATTTTTTCTGTTATTATTAGTATAATCTAATAATTTTTCAAGTTGCACTGAATCCAAACTCTTTATTAAATTAATATAATATAACTTGATATTTGTTATTGTTATATCATCCAACTCGCAGAATGTCATGTCAAATAAATTATTTGGTTTATCATTATCACTATCATTATAAATATCATTATGTATAAAGGTAATTACTTTTTGAATTTCATCTACATCAAAATATCTTAATGTTGTTTGATTTTGTACGCAATATTCCATTATATCATGAATTTCTTCAATTTTATTAGATAAATTATGTGGCAACATAGAGTAACCCATTTTATTTAAAACAGGGATTGTATTACGACAATCATTACTATTTATATTAAGTATAATTGCATCATTAAATTTACTTTGAAACCCACATATAGTATCAGATAATTCATTACATTTTGGTAATGTTGCAGACGATAAAACCATTTTAGAGATTTTGTTATTTTTCCAATTATCTTTAATAACACTATGTAATTCATGATGTTCATAATCCATTGTAATTGTCGGTTCATCCCAATAAGTTATTATATCATTTTCTTCATTAAACGCCAACATATAATACATTGCAACTAAATATGATTTTACATCACATATCATTATTTCGACTTTATCACCAACACTATTATCTACCTTACCTATACCACCACTCTTTTTATTTTTTATATGATCCTTTACAGAGAAATAGTGTAGTCTAATGTCTTCAGCACTTTCACATCCATACGCAAACGCTGTTTTCTTACCAATAGAAATAGCCGATTTTGCCAATGCTAATCCAACATGCCTTGCTACACATACAAATATAATTTTTTTGTTATTTGATAATCCCAACGGTGTTAATGTTTTACCTGTTCCTGTTGGAGCAGTATATAACACTAATGATGGTGTGTTCATATTATTATCAAAATGTGTAAATATTTGTTTTTGATGATCATATAAAGTAATATCGTTATATTTATTAAGAATATTATTTTGTTCAATACAACATACAAAATCATTGACTATTTGTTTATAATTAATATATTTAGAATATAATTCAATACAATTTTTAACGAACTTCAATACATATATATTAATGTTAGTTATATTATTCTTAATTAATGAATATAATGTGATGAAATACATTTGCCATTTATGTAAATATTTAGATTTTTTGGTATTAGTTTCATTAAATTGTTTATAATATTTTAACATTTTTTCTACAATTTGAATAAGTTGATTTTCGTATATAAACATATCATTTATATCTATTTTATGATTTGTCTCCAATCGTATAATATCCTTCTTTTTGATTTTTTCAGCTATACTATTTATATCATTTAGTTTTAGTTCTTGAACACAATTTTTTTTAAGCATTTTATTAATTATTTTTTCAAAGTATAATTTATACAAGTATCCGTCCATTATATCATTACATTTAATCTTTAAGAATGATGATAATGATTTATTATAGTTGTAACTTATATTTACATTATCAAATCCTTCACATATCATTTTTAATATAATACGTTCTTCACTTGATACAGGAATTTCAATAGAATTCCATTCTGCATGTGTAAGTTTTGTCTGAATAATATTCATAGTGAGTTATTAGTTTTGTTAGTTTTATTAGTTTTGTTAAGTGGTTGTTATTTAATTAAGTATATTAAATATTATAATAAATAAATCATTTTTATGAAAAAAATATATTATGAAATATAATATATTATGAATAAATTATAGAGTTTTAAATAATATATTATATTTCATAATATATTTTTTTCATAAAAATGATTTATATATTATAATAAATAATATATATACAAATATAAAAATAATAACATGCAAATCTTTATTAAAACATTAACCGGCAAAACAATTACACTTGATGTAGAACCATCAGACAATATTGAAAATATTAAACAAAAAATTCAAGATAAAGAAGGTATTCCTCCTGACCAACAGCGTCTTATATTTGCTGGTAAGCAACTTGAAGATGGTAGAACTTTAGATGACTATAACATTCAAAAAGAGTCAACCCTTCATTTAGTCCTCCGTCTTCGTGGAGGTGGTTCATATGAGCTTCAAGATTTAGAGGATAATGAGGATGATACTTCAACATCAAATAAGGGTATTAAAATAATTTCAATTGATGGTAATATTGGTTCAGGTAAATCTATTATATTAGAAATGATGGAAAACTATT